CTTCATCATTGTACGGATAACAGCGTCCAGCTTTCGGGCTATGCTTGGTGTTGTATCGCCTAGCAATACGCCGTCGGTAATTTCCTGTAATATCTGAGCGCCCTTTTTGACCCCGAATTGGGTTAGTGCTTCGGGTATTGTGATCCCGCTCATTGCGCCGATACTCATGGGTGTAGTCTCAACCGCTGCGATCAATGCGGCTTCTGCTGGCAATGCAAAAGTGACACTTGAAACCCTGTTTAGCATAGTTGCAGTAAACTCCGTTTCGCTTGCGGCAAATTCTAACGCGTCCAGTTGAATCAGCTTCTTGATGTCGCCCATTGTTAGCTTGGTCAGCGAGTCAACGTCTTTGAGCACGTCCTGCAATCGTTGTGCTTGAAAGTCAGTCGGTTCTTGGGCCAGCCTTGCGTTGATCTTCTTCCTCAACCTGTTTAATAGCTTGACGGCTTCTTTCGAGCGCCCGTTGCCATAACGCTGCAAGAATACTTGGTGCCTAGTGGCTGCATCCATCAAGAATTGCTGGGTGCTCATCAGATCGCTTCTGGTTCATCCGTAAACAGCATATCTTCCGATTCTACATCCCCATCAAGGTCTTCGTCTGTTCGTTCCGAGTCAATCAAGTTAGCCCGTCGCATTAAGTGCCGCAGGTCTTGCTTGCCTATAACCCCGCGATCCATTAGCTGTATCTGAGCCATTAGCAATTGCGGGTCAATGGTTGCGTCATAGAATTCTTTGTTGATGTAAAACTCTGGCTCTTGCGTCCCGCCCATAAACTCCATCGCCCACTCGAAGCACTTATAAAACGCAGCTTCGACGTTAATGATGATCGAACCCAGTTTAGAGTTTTGCCCAGCAAACCGAATCTTGGCCGCCTCTGCTGTCTCCGTCCCCGATACGTCTTGGATGATCCGCGTGCCGATCTTGACCATCTGCTGCTCTTTGATCTCCATGCCTTTAAGTGGCATTTGATTCTCTGAGGCTTGGAGCAATTGAGCACTGCCGCCTTCAGGTAGCAAGATCGCAGACCGTGAGCCAAAGGCTATCCCGCTGGACATATTCTGTTCTACCCAGCTTTGAGTCAGGCCAGATAATGCGGGTGTCGGTTGGCCTACCAGAAACGATGATTCTTCATAGTCAGCCGAGTTGCGATAATGGCTAATGTTAATCTCGGCTATATCGTACAACGGGGCTTTGTCTACGGTCTCGTCGTTGTTGATTGAGCCAGCAAAGATAAACGGTATCTCATCCCACAACGAGCCGTCCAGCTTGCGCGGGTATATGTTTCCGTCGCCTTCGTATACAACCAGCTCATTGTTCTCGTCATATAGATTCTGCACATAGACGCCATCTTCCAACCGCAGCACCCTGTGATACATACAGGTTTCAGTCTCGAAGCCGTCTTCCGTGACCTTTTCGGTTGGTTCTTGTAATACCACAAGTGACAGCTTCTTTAGGCCGCCGACCGTTTTGGTGCGCCAGTTAATAATAGATTCCGCTGGGTAGGGCAGGATATTAGCCCGAAGGTTCATTGACCTGACTTCCGAATCAGTCAAGCCCATTGGAGCGCTCGGGTAATCAACCAGCAACCCGTAACGCCCAACCAGCAAACAATCCGACGCAGCATCTTTCACCATTTGGTCGGCAGACAGCCCGTCACCATTGGCGTTGTCAACCATGTAGTCAATCGCTGGGTCAACCTCAATGGTGCAAGCCTTGCGGAACACCATGCCCAACATGCCTTCTTTGGTATGGCCGACAAAGTTTACAAAGTTGGCTCGCTCAACATAGGCTTGGTATCTGAGTTTGTTCTCAGCGCTGCCGTCGTTTGCGTTAGGTGGCGGTAAGTATGCTGTGCCAGCCAGGCCACCAAGTGATCCTTGAGCGCCTTTGGGTCGCATTTTAATTGCTGATGCGCCTTCGTCACAGTCTCGGACGGTGCGCCATTTGTGTAGGTTCTTATCGTATTCTGTGCAGGTGCTATCAACTGGCATATTATCAACTCACGAAGCGGATTTTTAAATCAGCCACAGGCTTGATTATGGGCATTTCAAACGCTATCGGATAAGTCCCTGCATCTGGCAAGTGGTCAAGGTTCGACTTCTTGTCAGGTGCTCCGTTTGCGTCATACGCCAATTGTTCGAGACAACGGGCAAACTCTGGGCACTTCTGGTCATTGACGAAGACCTTGCCCTTTGTAAATGCAACATTGGAAGCCAAGACCCGTTCCTTCACCAAAGGGTTGGACTTGTTGGCATACACCGAGAATCCAGCACCTTCAAGCAATGATATATCGCTCTTTGAAGCATCGACCGTCTTCCTGCTTTTGCCACTGGCATCTGGGTAAACTCGGATTGAGTGACCCTGATACCTTTCCAATATAATGTCGATCATGTTCGGCGTATCATATACCCCTTTCAACTCATCGACAGCGTGCCATTCTGCCCCTCGCTGGACGTATACAACGGCACTCATATTGGTGACGTTAAAGTCCATTCCGATCATTAACAGCTCGCCCTCAATCATAATTTCAGACGACCTGCAAGCGATTCTATCATAACCGTGATAAACAGTACCACTTTGTAGGTTGACAAATTCGCCTTCAAGATATGCCGCCAGTAATGCTTCGGGGTATATGTCTCGCAGCGATTGTATATAGCCTTCTGGCAAGTGCGGGTTTGATTCCGTTGGTGCCTGGATTATTTTATACCCTTCGGCTGGCTTCTTCTTCCATGTGTTATATACAAACTTGAAGCCTTCAGGCGTTGTGGTTACACCAATGGTATTGCGTGAGCCGTCGCGTTTTTTCTGCCGATTCCTTGCCAATATCTGCCGCCATGCGTGAGACGCTTCCTCGGTCTTCATGGTGTCAAGCTCGTCAATGTCAGCGTCGCCATGCTCATACCCCACGATTCTGTGAGGCGAGTCCATTGACCGAAAGATGATTTTACCCATGCCAGCTATGTCAATGTAGTTGATCGGGCTTTTATATAACTTGTACGGAATGTTGAGCGCTTCTAGTGCTTCTTCAAACCGCGGGAAGGCAATCATACGAATCAAGTCATAAGTCGGAGCATAAAAGCCACGATTCACTTCTGGGTGCCTGAGCTTGCCAATGATTGCCCTGTTTACTGCCGCCTCAGTCTTACCAGCGCCGAACCCAGCGACTAATGCAGGGAACGGTTCAGTGGTCAGCATGTAATCAAACTGAGGTTTGGTTGGGCTAATCCTCTGCATCATCGTATGGGCTAACGATCTCAATGTGAATCGGTCGATGGTCTTGCACGATCTCGCTGTGCTCTTTCTGACCGAGCAACTGCTTGCCCAACCAAATCGCCATCGTTGGGTTGCCGCCGTCCATGATCCTGAACTGCTGCCGCCTTACAGATAGCTTGCCCATTGACCGACCGTTATCAACGATCTCAGCAAACGACTCGTCCTCAGCCATTCGGCGCTCGATTGTTTTCTTATTACACCCGAAGTATGCAGCTATCTCCTCGACAGTACAGTTGAGATGGCACAGCTTCTTCAGTTCTTCTGGGTCGATATTCAATCGCGGCCTTCCTACAGGGTTTGCCATATCAATACGGCTTGGGTTTAGGTTTGGGTTTTGGCTTGCCTTTCAACTTGGGTTTCTTAGGCCACATTACCATTTCTCCTTATTCGCCCAATAAGCCGCAGACATTTTGCCCTTGGCGATGTTCTTTGCGTGCCTTGCTTTAAAGCTGGCCCGTCTTGCTTTGTCGGCATCGCTCTCACCTTTGCGTGGCGGCGAACCGCTGACACCTTGCTGACCAAAACGAATGGTCTTTACTTCGTCTCCTTCCTTTGCCAATACGACGTGAGACTTGGTTGGATGCTTCGGGGTCTTCTTAGGCTTGTTGTATCCCTGGACTCCCAGCTTGTCTATTCTTGGGTCTTTTGTGGCCATGATTTTCCTTTTATAGATGCGACAAAATTAAATAGATTATTGATCTTTGAGGTTGCTGTAAGTCTTTCCATTGGATTCTAACACTGCTTCTTTCCCTGTAAAGTCCTGCCAGCGTTTGATAATCACATCGCAGTATTTAGGATCAAGCTCCATAAGCCGAGAATAGCGATTGTTTTTTTCAGCCGCTATCATAGTGGTTCCTGACCCGCCAAAACTGTCAAGAACTAAATCGCTGCCCTTTGTGTTATTTAACAGTTGATATTCAAACAACTCAACAGGTTTCATAGTTGGATGCTCTACGCTTTTTGATGGCCGATCAAACTCAAGTATTGTTGTTTGTTTTCGATCTGCCGCCCATAAATGACCAGCTCCTTCTTTCCATCCATATAAACATGGCTCGTGTTTCCAATGATAATCTTGCCTGCCCATAACTAATGTTTGTTTTTTCCATATTAAACATTGGCGGACTTTCCATCCTGCATCCATGGCTGCGCCTCTAAAATTGTATCCTTCCGAATCGGCGTGCCAAATGTAAAAAACAGCTCCTTCTTTCATTACAAAATCTGCCGCTACATAACAATCTCTCAAGAATTGCCTGAAATCTAAATCACTTTGGGAGTCATTTTGTATCTTCAAAGCGTCTTTTGTTTTGCCTTCATATGCAACATTATATGGTGGATCAGTTAACCAAAGATCGGCTTTTTGCCCATCCATCAGCTTCTCAACCGCATCAATTTTGGTGCTATCCCCGCACATCAAGCGATGGTTTCCCAATATCCAAACGTCACCCTCAACCGTTACAGGGTCATCCTCAAGCTCAGGAACCTCATCTTCATCGGTCAATCCATCGGCTGGCTCTTCTTCCATCAGCCCTGCAAGAAAATCATCATCAAAGCCTAATAAGTCAATATCAAAATCAAGCTCACCCAGACCTTCAATTTCCAGCTTTAAAACATCCAAGTCCCAGCCAGCATTTAAGGCCAGATTATTGTCTGCAATGACGTAAGCCTTGCGCTGTGCTTCTGTTAAGCCTTCCAACAGGATAGTAGGCACTAACTTAATGCCAAGCTCTTGTGCTGCTTGAAGCCGCCCATGTCCTGCGATTATGCCGTTATTCTCATCTATCAAGATTGGATTGGTAAAACCAAACTCAGTCATGCTTCGCTTGATTTGTTCCACCTGCTCTTTGCTATGGGTGCGAGAATTGTTCTCGTATGGAACAAGGTTGCTTGTTGATATGTAGTCAATCTTAAGGTCTGCCATTTTCCCCTCTCGTGGAATGGTTTTACATTATTGCGCCTGTCGTTATGACCAGATCCGTTTCATCCAGCCCTGCCAGATAGCTGTCAAACTTTGCCATTGCTTTGCGACTGTTACCCACCCCATTAAGATCAGGGTAAAGACTAATCCCGCAACCAATGCAGCCCACGACATCAGCAGCAGTATTAGCAACGTGGAACAAGATATGAGTCCGATCAGGAACGTCTTGAACCTGCCATGTGTCTGGCCCAAACCTTGGGGAATTTGTGCGTTTGACTTTGTACTGCCCTGTTGGGATACAAGACTTAAATGGGACGTTGTTGAGCCAGGGGCGTTCGATTGTCCAGAGTTCAAGGTCGTCAATTTTTAGCCTTCCTAATGTTCTGTCGCCGAATAATGCAAACCGCGTGATCTCAATCATGTCGTAGAGTCAATAAAGTACCAAAGAATTTTAACACAAACCATGCAAAATAAATCAACTATATATAGCAAAAAAATGTTTGCAATTGTTGTCTGATTTGCTAGAGTTACTTCAACAAAAACAGCAAGGAGATACACATGGCAATGAGCCGCGACCTTTCCGACAACTTTGAGGCTCTGGTGCTTGCACTGGAGCTTGCCATTACCGCCCCTGACGAGTCAATGTCAAAAAAATGCTCCGACATGGCCGACCAACTGGCTGGATATATGCAAGTTTCAGAAGTTGAGCTTGCCAAGCAAATAGCCCTTTCCAATGTATTTGAGGAATGCCAATGAATAAGCGAGAAGCAATAGCGCAGACATTGGGTCGCGCATTAAGTCAATTTTCACTGGAAGATTTGCAGAAAATCCATAACGCACAAATGAATGCTTGGCACGCTTCAGCGCAACTTGGCAACAGCGCTCAAATTTCCGCTCAAAATAACGCAACGATTGTTACCCAAGAAGTAATTTCGGGCCTTTCTGATTACAGCATAGACCAAATTTTTCACGATCTTAAAACCACGATTCGCGAGGTTACAGCATGAACCGCCTGACCAAAATTTGCATCGCCGTAGCAGTAGTCGCGGCTGTGCTTTGGATCTCGTCAATGGACTATGCCCACGAGGTCAGCATGTCCAAAGAATATCAATACAACGTCTGCCTCGGGTATTGGCCCGATTACGACAACCTTAAACCAAACTGCGAGGGTATCCGATGAACCGAGGAAGACCAAAGGCAATTGGGCCTTATAAGACTCGCGCTGAGTTAGTGGCAGGGGTGTTAGAGCGGCACGCTAATGGGAAAAGTATGCGAAGCATTGCCCAAATCTTAAAAGTGAGTCATACAACCATCGAAAAAATTATCAAGGAAAACCGATGAAAGTGCTTGATCTGTTCTCAGGCATTGGCGGGTTTAGCTTGGGCCTGGAGGCTGCTGGATTTGAGACCGCAGCCTTTTGCGAATACGACCAAGAGGCTCAAAAGGTTTTACGCAAGAACTGGCCCAAAGTGCCAATATTTTCTGACGTTAGAACCCTAACCAAACAGGAGCTCCAAGACAATGGAATACAGAACATCGGACTTATTTGCGGCGGATACCCATGCCAGCCTTTCAGCGTCGCAGGAGAACGGCGTGGCGCAGAAGATGACCGTCACCTCTGGCCTGAAATGTTTAGGCTTGTCCAAGAACTCAGGCCCACTTGGGTCATTGGAGAGAATGTTGCTGGGCACATCAATATGGGGCTCGACGAGGTGCTCGCTGACTTGGAAAACGAAAACTACACCGCAAGGACGTTTGTTATTCCAGCTTGCGCCGTCGATGCTCACCACAGACGAGATCGAGTCTGGACTGTGGCGCACACCAGCAGCGGATCAAGGCGGGACTCCGAAAGCATTGTTGGAAGGCAAGACAACGAGACCAAGCGGTCACAAGATACAAATACGGTTGTCCGATCAAGTGAAAATGTGGCCCACTCCAACGGCTCACAATGCCAAAGAAACAGCAGCGCCATCAGAACATCTTCGAAATACTCCGACACTGGCGGCCCAAGCTGGTGGAAGCCTGAACCCGACGTGGGTCGAGTGGCTAATGGGGTTCCCAGAAGGTCACACAGACTTAAACAGTTAGGCAATGCGGTAGTGCCTCAAGTAGTAGAACAAATTGCAAAATCAATATGGAACATAGAGCATGAAACATAAAAACTCCCTTTTAAATAGACCATTTAAATAGGGATAAATGTTTCACGTGGAACACAATGATAACGAGGAGAGACAAATGACCATGAAACCAACTCAAACCGACCTTCTAACCGCATGGATGACCTTGGTCAAGGTGCGTGAGACTTACTGCCATCCAGAGGTGGATCAGTATGAGCAAACCGTTTTGATTGACGTGCTGAAGATGCTGGATAAATTGCAAGAAATGGAGAGCAAGAAGTGATCAAGAAACAACTTGATAAACTGATGGTGCCACGCTTCACAGGCGGGGCGATGATCGTGGCATTTTTGCTTGGCTATGTAATCGGAGCAATCTTGCTATAACCTACCAAGACGGTTTCTTTGGCTTATCCTTTGAAGCCGTCTTTTTCTCCAACTCTTGCTCGATCAAAATCTGAGTGTAATGCACCACCTTCCGCAAGTCATCAACGCCGCCCTTAGCGCGCCATCGGCTGATATACTTCACAACATTTGCCTCACACCATCCCATGTCGTTCGCTAATATGTATTCAGTCGGTTGGATCATCATTAATTTATAGTGGTTGCCGCCAATCTGCTCGTCAAATGCGCTCACTTAATCCTCTCCACGTTTACCTTTAATCTGCCTTCTTCCCCGAAGTCTTTGTGAAGAATCACGCAGGTCATACTCCGAGAACTGGCATAGCCAGAGCCAGCGTGCCAAGCATCTGCGGGTGCTAGGATGTTCCAAGACTCGAACAGCGCGCCGCCATATTCCTCTTGGTTCTTGTGGTGTATGTGTCCCGTCCATACAAAGGTGTGCTCCGCTTCGCCCCATTCTTT